GGTCGCCGCCGTCCCGGGCCGGTGCGAAGACCAGCCGCTCGCCCGCTTGGGCCGCCTGGCTCACCTCGGCCGCGTTCAACTGGCGCATGATGACGGTGTCGTAATGGACGTCGCCGACCTTCAGGCCCGTTCCGTCCTTGCCCTCGATCTTCTCGGGATGTTCCATGATGATGATCTCCCTAGCCGACCTTCTGCGCCGGCGTGCCTTCGAAGGTGACCGGGACCTTGGAATTCTCACCTTCCTCGATCTCGCCCATTTCGATGAACCAGGCGTTGCTGATCACCCAGGACGGGCCGCCGTTGGCGTCCGCGAACTCGATGGTGGCGCCGTCGATGTTCTGGATCTTCTCGATATCGAAGTCCTGGTCGGGCAGCACGTCGACGGTGACCTTCGATTCCTGCGTCATGACCGATCGGCCGTGGATCTGGCCCCCGCCCTTGCGCGTCGTGCCCTTCTTGCCGCCGGGGGTCAGCCGCGCGCTGCCCTCGACCGTTTTCAGCATGGTGCCGTCGACCTTAACGACGGCGTCGCCCAAGATGGCCATGTGTGCTTACTCCTCTCTTGTGTCGGTTACAGACGGAAGGCCGCGCGCATGGCGGTCTGGCGCAGCTGCCCGATGGGTTTCGGCCGATCGAAGATGTTCAGCCGGCCCGGCTGGTTGGCGTCGATCTCCACCAGGATGGTGTCCTTGTAGGCGGCCAGATCCTGGAACAGCCCGGCGCTCACCAGTTTCTCGTAGTGGGCGATCATCTCGGCCTTGGCGCCGGCCGGCGTCATGATGGCCTGGCCCAGGTTCACCGGCTGGTCGTTGCCGGCCAGCTTGTGACGGGGGAACTTGCGCTGCCAGGTGTTGACGACTGAACGTCGGTAGTAACTCATCAGGCGCAGGGTGTTGAGGTCGCGCAGCGACGGATCCGCGGCGCCCGAGGCCGTGGTCTTGTAGGACGTCACCGCGCGCTCGATCACCACGCGCCCACCGGCGTCCACCTTGACCGTGCCGCCGCCCTTGGTCAGCAACAGCTGGCGTTCCTGGTCGTCGAACCGGGCGACGCCGGGGTCCGGCGGCTGCACGCCGTCCAGCGCCAACGTCTGGTAAGGCCGCCCGGGCTCGGTGCCGTCGGCGTAGGTCGTGACGCCGGCCATGGCGGCGGCGACTTCCCAGGGCGCTGTCGGCGTCAGCCCCGGAAGGCACAGCTGGGTGAAGGGCGAGTTGCGCCCGTCCGCCAGGGTCGCGCTGTTCGCATAGGTGCCGGCGAAGGCGCTGAACGCGACGCCGTCCACCGCCCGCGTGGCGGTGAAGCGGTCGGCCAGCTCGGCCTCCAGGACGTCCAGGTTGTTGGTGTCGGTGTAGGGATTGACGAAGGTGTCGTAGGTTTCCAGCGCGTCCATGGCGGCGATCGCGTCGGTGACGTCCGGGTTGGTCGCCCCGGTCGCCATGGCGGTGATCGTGACGGCCAGGCCGCTCGGCTGTTCGCCGTCCTTGAAATAACCGTATCGCACATCGATGGCGTTTCCGGTTTCGCCGGCCCAGCGTGCCGTCAAGGTCACGACGCCCAGCGCCGCCACCGCCGTCACGGGCAGTTGCTTGTCGGCGTTGACGGCGGTCTCCAGCTTGGTGGCCAGGGCGGTCACCGTGTCGCTGGTCTTCACGGCGATTTGCACCCTTTGGCCTGCGATGCGGAAGGTGGCGGTGCCCGGCCGCGTAGCCTGGACCGTGAACGCGATGGACCCGGTGGCAGCCGTGGCCGCGCCGTCGTCCGCCAGACCCATGACGTGGAGCTCATGATAGGCGTTGTTCTTGCGCAGGGCGCGGGCGGCGCGGGCGGCGATGGAGCCGGGCCCGAAGTAGATGTCCGCTTCCTCGTCGCGGGTGATGGTCTTGAAGGTCAGGGGTGCCGCCGTGCCGGCGGCGGCGCCGGCGGTGAACATCTGGCCGAAGATCACCATGCGCTGCGAGAACACCGGCAGGCCTTCGAAGGCCAGGCTGGGGTCGACGAAGACGAATGCGCCGGGGCGCAATAGGTCGAGGGGGACTTCCGAAATGTCGATCATGATGGGTTCAGTCCTTCTTGCTGGTCTGTTTTGCGTCGGCCGAAGCGGCGGCCTTGCCCGTGGTGCTGGCGGCGGCCTGCTGACCGCGCAGGATCACGTCGCCTTGGGCCAGGCGGCGGGACCAATAGCGGTTGCGCGGAACGCGGGTCCACGCGTCGGCCGAAAGGTCGGCGCCGGCGTCCTCCGGGTTCGGCACCTTCAGGCCGGGCGCCGGTTTGACCTCGATCTCCTTGCGGGGCTGTGCGGTGGGCGTGCTCATGTTCCTGGGTCCTTTCACTCTTCCCCGTTACGCGTCCAATGGCGAATCGTCCGGATCCGCCTGGTAGTCAGCTTCGAAGTCCTGCGACGGCGGCGCGCCGGGCAACTCCCAGTCGCCGGCGACGGCGGCGAAGTCATCCAGTGCGTCCGGGTGGGCCGGCAGGGCATAGATGCAGGTGAAGGTCACGGCGTAGACGGCCGCGAAGGTCTGCCGGGTCCTCTTGGAAAACAGGGTCCGCCGTTCCGTGAACTTCAGCGGTTCAACCAAGTCGAGACCCAGCTTCCGCCCGTCGATCAGCGCGATCACGTCGCGCGTCATCTGATAGGCGCCGACGCGGTCGCCGGAGCCGCGCCGTGCGTCGGCTTGATTGCGCAGGCTGCGCGCCGCCAGCAGCACCACGAAGGTGCCCGTCACGTAGCGTGTGCCGCCGGCGCGGCGGTGTTCCTTGTCGCCAGCGAAGACAAGCCAGGCCGCGGGCGCGCGGTTGGCCAGCTCGATCAGGCGGTCCTCGTCGATCTCGCCATCGTAGGTCTCGCAACTGCCGTAGGTGTAGCCCAGGATTTCGGGCGTGGCCGCGGCCTTCATGCGGGCGATCATTGCGTCCTCGATCTGGTCGATCACTGCATGGCCTCCCGCAGATGATCGGACAGGATGTCCTGGATGCCGCGGCGGTCAGCGCTGGAGATCCCGTAGATCGGCCGCGCCGGCAGGGTGACGGAAAGGTTCCGCCCGGCCTGGCCGCCGCCGTGTTGGATGGCGGCGTAGACCAAGTTGCTGCCGATGGCGACGGAGGATCCGCCGACTACGTAATGCGTCGACGACTTCAGGTGGCCACGATTGACCAGGGTCAGGCCGCCTTCGGCGATCGCCCGCTGCGACGGCTGCCAGGGCGTGCCGTCCGGCGCCTCGCCGCGCTCGAACCGCTCGATGGTCGTGGCCGTCACGAGGGAGCCGATCTCGTCCAGCACGCCGCCCAAGCGGCCGGCTTTCTCAAGCCGCTCCGCCAGGTCGCCGCCGGTGCCGACCAGCTGGCGGGCGTCGACGCGGATCGCCACGCCGGTCATCAGTAGTCCTCCAGGGTCTCGGCGCTGAACACCCGCGCCGGACCGGTGAAGCGGACTTCGCCGCCGGCCGCCGGCGCCGGCTCGTCCTCGCCGATGCCGATGTCCAACTTGCGGTCGCGGATCAGGCCCAGGGTCTTCAGCGCGTCGTTGTAGGCGTTCTCGATCTCTTCCGGCGCGCCGTTGCGGTGCAGGTTGCGGTAGGCGATCGTGCAGTTCAGGCGGACCAGCAAATCCGGCACGTCCGCCAACGGCAGGCCGTAGCGGACCCGCAGATAGCCGTCCATCAGCTGCGTCGCGTCGGACAGCGCCTGGGTCAGAACCCCGTCGTTGATCGCACCCACGTATGGCTCGTTCACGTCGGTCAGTTCGACCAGGTCGGCCGCCCGGTAGCGGGTCTCCATATCGGCGCGGACTGCATAGCTCATGATGACATCGCTTGTTTAGAGAGCCCGCCCCGCCCCGGCCGAAGCCGTGAACGGGGCGGAAGGGCCTGGCCATGGGATATGGCCGTGGGTTACGCGGGGTTCTTCGTCCCGCTGGTCTTGGCGTCTTCGGTGTCGGCCGGCTTGTCCGGGGCCGGGGCTTGCCCGCTGTCCGCGTCCGGCTCCGCCGCCGACTTGACAGCGGGTTTCGGCTTGGCAGCGGGTTTCGGCTTGGCAGCCGGTTTCGTGTCGGCAGGCTTGGTATCCGAGCCGGTGGCGGAAGTCGGCTTCGCCGGTGTCGCGGCACCCGCCGTCAACGCACCGCAGTCCACGAGCGCATCGCCGTCTTCTTTCGACAGCGTTACGGGTTCGCCGGGCGGGATGATCTTTCCCTTGCCGACCTTGAGCGGCGTCACAACGGTATAGTCGGGCATGTCCGTCTACTCCCTAGTTCGGGTTCTGGAACAGGTAGCCGGCGGCCATGCCGGTCAGGACCGGGGCGCGCTCCATGGTCGTGCCGTAGATCCACGACTTGGAACCGTTTTCCCAGTACGGCTGTTCGACCAGCGGATGGCCTTCCATGGTGTAGGTGTAGCCGTAGGACGGCGTGGGCACGGCGGCCATGCCTTCCGGCGCCACATAGGCGAGGACGGCGTTGTTGCCCCAGATGTCCGAGAACGTATCGTCGTCGAGGGCTTCCATGGCATCGCCGACGACCACGTTCGGCAGGTCGACCGCCTTCTTGAACTGGTCCAGGGTGATGGGGCCGCGATCGGCGTCCGGCAGACCGGCATAGATACGGGCGGCGACCTGGGGATTGTTACGTGCCGACTTCCAGGCCGTGGCCGAAAGCAGCAGTGTGTTGGGCCGCAGGCCGATGGTCGATCGGATTGCCTCGACACCCGTGTCGATGTCGGTCAGCGGCACGCCCGTTGCGGCCGACCACTTGGTGCCCCCGGCCAGCGCGACCTTGTGGCCGACGCCGTAGTTGGTGGCGTTGGTGGCGATCGCCGCCCGTTCGTACTCCAGGTTCAACAGGAGGCCGCTCATGGTCGTGTTGACGGCCATGGTGCCCAATTCGAGGCCGGGAACCCTGCTGGCGTCGCGCATGAATTCGCGCGGCACCGGCGCTTCCAGGCTGTCCTGGACGAGCGCGTAGGGCTTGCCCAGATACCCGAACTCGATGCGCTTGGTGGCGGCGCCCGGCGCCCGGCGGGCGGCATAGCGGCGGAAGGATTCCTTGCCGAACTCCAGAACCTGGCCGCCGGACACGAAGACCGGAACGGTCGGGAACAGCGCGTGGCCGACCATGGTGGCCTGCTTGTAGCCGCGGGCGTGGGTCGAAAGGATCGGGTCGATGACCCGGACGTTGGAGGGATTGAGTGCCATGGATCAGATTCCTTGCGTCAGCGCAGTTTGATTTCGATGAGGTCGCCGAGCCCGCCGGCCTGCACGGCGTCGGCGAACACGAATTCGGGCAGGTCCGCGCCTTCGAGGATCGCCCCGTTGGCGGCGGTGCTGGTCACGGCGGTGGCCCCGGCGGCGACGGCGAGGGCGCCGGTCGACGGGATGGCGCGGCCCTGGGCGTCGACGATCAGGGAATCGCCGACCACGACGTCGTCGCCGGCTTCGATGATCGTCGTCCCCATCACGTCGACGGCGAAGTCCTGGCCGTCGGCCGCGGCGTAGGCGGCGACGCCCTTGACCTTTTCGCCTTGGGTGTCGGCCTGGGCGTCGGAGTATTTGACGGCGCGATTGGCCGCGACAGCGCCGGAGGCGGTCGCGGTCAGGGTGAGAATGGGATGCTTTTGCGCGGGCATGTCGGAATCTCCTGTGGATTAAAGGTCGCTGACCGCCTTGACGGCCGTGGAATAGTCGACCTGGTTTGCTTCCGCGAAGGCGAGGGCCTTCTCGTGGATTTCCAGTCCGGCCTGGTCGACCGCAAAGCCGGGCGCCGACACGAAGTGGCCGTCGGCGCGCACCTGATCCTGGCCGGCCGCCAGCTCGGCGAACTCGACGGACTTCGGCTGGGATGCCAGGAAGTCCAGGAAGAACCGGCGCGGCGTTTTCGCATCGGTCCCTTCCGCGAAGGCCACCGCAGCGCCGTCATCGAGCGCGCTTGCGAACGCCACGAGGGCATCCTTGTTCGCCGGCAGGACAGTCCCCGCGGAGACCATCTGGTCGATGGCCGTGGAGATCTCCTGCTTGGCAATATCCGCCTCGCGCTTCTGCAGATGCTGTTCGCGTTCGGCGAAAGCCGTCTCGCGCTGGGCGAGGTCCTTGTCGTTCGTCTTCGTGGGATCGGTCACTTGCGTGTCCTCCGGGTTCGGGTCGGGGGTCGGTTGCGGGGGTTCGGAAAAATGCGGCGGGCCGTCGACCCGCATGCGTTCGCTGGCGCGCCCGACCAGCTCGGACGCGTCGTCGCGCATCCAGTCCAGTTCGCGCGCGTCGGCAATGCGGTCGGCGGCCTCGGCGCCGTCGCGGTCGGCCACGTAGTCACGCATCCGCGCGACCATGCCGACCAGGCGCGAGACGACACGGCCGATGCCGGTCACGTCCGAGGCCTCGGCCTCGGCGAAGGCGGTGTCCACCTCGATCACGACCAGGCCGTCGTCGACGCCGTCCGCGAATTGGAACGCCTCCAGCCCCTTGATGGCCGGCGGCTGCGCGCCGAGAAATCCGAGATGACGCAGGTAATAGCTGCCCGGGTTAGGGTTGCCGACCTGGTCCGGCGCGTAGAACGCGGCCGAGACCTTGCGGTAATGACCGTCCTTGACGGCTTCGGCGAACACCGGGGTCAACTGCACGTCGGCCTTCAGCGATCCGCCGTCGGCGGACAGGCCCTTGACCCAGCCATAGGCCGGGCCGTCCAGCTTGGGGTGCCCGACCACGGCGGGCGCCTCGTGCGTTTGCGGGTCGTAGGCGCCGGCGATGGCCGCCACCTCGTCCTCGGTAAACGCGATCTCCGCGCCGGCGACAGTGCGGTGCCGGCCGGCGCGGAAGATCTCGATGGTGCGGGTTACATTTTCCAAGGCTCTCTCTCTGAACGTTTGACGCCCTGCCAAGTGGCCGGGCATCCGCTTCATGGGGAGAGCCTATGTGCGCAACGCGGCGCGTTCGCCCCTGACAATTGTCAGGGGCGGCGCGGCACGGCGATGTCCAGGATGAGCACGACGCTACAGCAGACGGCCGCCCGATGGCAACGTGAGTCCGGCGCGGTCGGCAAAAACATGGTTTCGAAGGGGGTGCGAGGGCCTTTTCAGCGGGCCGTGAGAGCGTTTAAGAGCCCGTGAGAACGGGGGACAAGGCAAGGACGCCCCGTCCTGGCACCCCCGGACGCGGAATCGCCCCCAGAGGCCGCCCGTAGGCGGCCTCAGATCATATCCAAAACGGGGACGGGCCTTAAAACGGGCCCTGGTTGCATGCGGTGGGGGGATATCGTATCTTTATCGGGCAGGCTTTGGCGCGGGCGCCACCCCGATCGACATTGCCGGGCGCGCAGGCTGGTGAGCGGGCCTGTCGCTAATCTTCCCCCGCATCCCTTTCATGGACCCGCAGGCCCGAGCGCAGGCGACCGGCGCCCGTCGGCCCGCCGCGAAAGAACGTCACACCGGCGAATCGATGGCCGTCCAGGTCGGCGACCAGGCCGACGACGCGGTCCCGGCCCAGATCAAAGATCGTCACGTAGCGCCGCCGCAGGACGACCTTGCCGGTGGCTTCGTCCCGCGCGAAGCCGACCCAGATCTCCTGGGGCCGCTCGATCAGCTCCGGCAATAACGGAAAGAACGCCTCGCGGCCGTCGCGCCGGCCGCCGCCGTCCAGGTAATGGTCGACCAAGCCCTGGCCGATCGACACGCGCGCCCCCGTGGGGTCGGTGAAGATCCGCTCGTCGCCGCCGATGGCGTCGCGCAGCGCCTGGCGCAAGTCATTCTCGGTCCGCGCCGGCGGCCCCAGCCGTGTCGTTGTCCGCACCGCGCGCAGATCCGGCGGGCTGGCCGGCCGGTCGCCCCCGGGCGCCTGCAGAGGCGTGAACGGTCCGTGCCGGCGCATCGCCGCCAGGTCGGCGCCGCGGCCGAAGGCGGCCTCGCCCGGGTTGTAGGCGAAACCGGGGTCGATGCCCTTGGGCACGCGCACGGCGACACGGCCCTGGGGTGTGTTCACGGCGACGGTTTCCTCGGGCGTTGCCGGCGGCGGCGATTGTTTCATGCCCAGGCGGTCGAGGTCGCGCTGGCTGTAGGACTGCACGGTGCAGCGGCAGTTCCACCCGTTGGGCGGCATGTGCGATTGCCAGAAGGGGTGATCCGCCGGCAGGACCGTGCCGTGCCAGGCGCGGTGTTCCGGCCGGGTGCGGCTGTCGAGCACGGCGGAATAGCGGATGAACGGACGGCGCGCCTTGACGCGCTGGATCTGCGCCCAGCGCCCGGCCGAATGGGCCATGCGCAGGTTGGTGTTGTAGATCACGGCCGACCGCCAACCGCGGCCGCCGTTGTACGACCAGCCGTGGCGGGCGACGATGGCGTCGAAGTCCTTGCGGAAATCGTTCAGCGTGCGGCCCTCGGCGATGGCGCGGCCGACGGCTTCCTGGAAGTCGGCCAGCAGCTCCGCCTTGACGGCGCCGGCCACGACGAAGGCGCGCGAATGCATGCCTTCCCACAGGTCCGTCCAGGTCCGTGTCGGCAGGCGCACCTTGGCGCGGAAAAAATCGATGGCCTCCTGGAAGGGCAGCGGGCCGTGAACGGTCTCAGCCATCGCCTTCGGCGCCCGGGCCGTCCTCGATGTCGGCCCGTCCCTGCAGATCGGCCACGACCAGGCCGCGGCGGATCGCGTCGGCCAGGCCGTCGTCGCCGATGGCGTGGAACAGGTCCGGCAGGGATTCCGAGAACGCCGCCAGATCCTCGGCCGCGCCCAGGCGCTTGCGGATCCGCTCGATGACCAGGTCCAGCGCCGGGCCCGCCGCCTCGTCCAGCTGGCGGGTCAGCTCGTCGACGAGATCCTGATCCTCTTCCGCGAAGGCCGGCGTTTCCGGCGGCGGCGCGTCGTCCTGGTCCTCGTCCTGTCCATTTGGCGGAGCGGCGGCGGGGGCGATCTGGGTTTTGCGCCGAACCCAGCCTTCGCCATAAGTCTCCCGGATATACTGGTCGGACGGATCGAATCCCATTTTATGGATCTTCTCGTCCCGGTCCGCCTTGGTATTCAGATCCTCCGGCTCCTCGTAGTTGCGCCACAGCTTGGGCGGCGTGGCGCCCGGCACGTTCAGTTCCGTGATCCATTTCACAAGGGTGCCGTTCAAGGTGTCGGACAGCATGTCCGCATCGGCGTCGCGCAGCTCCTCGCGCACCTCGTTGTGGGTGTTCGATGCCGCATAGGATCCGGATTTACCGATGTTGGTGGTCAGCGTCTCGCCCAGGACCGCCTCGGACATCTGCTCGTCCATGTAGCGCGCAAGCTGTTCGTGGGTGTTGACGTTGCCGGAACGCTGCGCCTCCAGCAGCTCGATGATCATGCCTTCCGGAATGATGACGCCGGTGTCATGGGCAAGGGCCTGCAGGGCATCGAGAAGTTTCTTCTGGTCGCGGACCTCGGCGCCGTTCGGATACTTCCCGACCGCCGTGGGGTTGCCGAACTTGTCGGCGAAGGTCAGCCAAAAGGTGATGCCCTGGCGCTTGAAGAACACGGGCCAGAAAAGGCGGGTGCCGAGGCCCAGGCCATAAGGGTTTCCGGACTTGCCGCCGAAGCGGTGGACGATGAACTTCCGGTTGGGAAGCTCCTCGCCTTCGACCATGTTCTGGAGGGTCAGCAGGCGCGGCCGCCCTGTCGTGTCGAAAACAAACCGGCCCTGGTCGCGCGCAAGGATATTACTGACGACGATCTCGTTGCCGCGCGGCTCCCAGATGACCTCGGACACCGCGTAACCCTTCAGAACGGCGTCAAGCAGCTCGACGCAAATGCGGTCGAACGGCACCGCCTCGATCTGCGCGCGCACCACATCGGCCGCCCGCACGTCGATCGGCCGCTCCGACGCGGCATCGACTTCCCATTCGCCGGCAACGACGGCGTGTTTGCGCTTCTGCAGGACCGCGTAGCAATGGCAGTCCCGCTCCAGGTCGTCATAGATCCGCAGGCCTTTGCCGCCGCCGCGCGACATCAGCGTGTCGTCGTCGGGCCGCATGATGCCGCCATAGGTCGGCACGCGGTAGTCGCGTGCGATGCTGGCGATCTCCGTGGTCATCTCAGTCTTTGTCGGTTGCTTCGCCATCGCCTACCCTCCGAAATAGTCGCCGTACCCGCCGCGGCCGCCGGCGCCGCCGATGAAGTCGCCCATTGCATTGCCGGGGCGCGTGTTGCCCAGGGCCTGAAATTCGATCGGGCCGGCCGGGACCAAGGTCGCCGCATAGAAATTCATCAGGCCCACGGCCGCGTCGCCGTGGCGCTTGCCGCCGCCGGCCACGTCGGTGCCTTCCGTGCGCATGTTTCTGGGGATCTTGCCGACCCCGTCCACGTTCTCCAGCAGCCCCAGGTCGTCGCGCACATCCACATCCATGGGAAGCAGGATGCTGCGGTCGATGAAGGCGGCCTCGAACTTCGGCGTGTGTTCGCGGTGCCAGGCGTCATTGGGCATCAGTTCGGTGACCCGCGTGGCGCCGACCTTCTGGCGCGCCTCCTGGGCCAACACCATGCCGTTGCCGTTGGCGTCCAGGATCATGTGTTGAAGCCGGCGAAGATAATCCAGCACGAAGAACAGTGCCTGTTTCTGCTGGTCGTAGGGCACCCGCCACAGCTCCAGGATCAGCGGCACATGGCGCACCAGATCCTGGGCCGTGTAGCCGATCGGATAACAGGAGCGGTCCTGGCGCATGGCGAAATCGCCGCCGACGGCGGTCATCCGATTCTTGGGAAAGGTGTCGAGGATCGGCGCGATCTCGGTGTTCAGCCACAGCTGCATGGTCGCCCGGCGGGCTTCCTGGGGCCAGTCGACGAAGCCCTCGTCGGGCGGCGTCCACCGCTTGACCACATAGTCACGGGTCATGCAGGCCTCGATCTGGACCATGGTCAGCAGCTTGCCGGCGCCCTCCTGCGGGATGACGTCGAGCTCTTCCTTCATCGCCGCGATGCGCGTGCCGTAGCTGCCCCGAACTTTCTTGTACCAGGCATTGAATCCCTCGGGCGTCGGCGTTTCTCCCCGCTTCATGCAGACCCGCTCGAAAATCCCATTCCGCACCGCGTCGTCAAAGGTGTAGCAATGCACGCTGTAAGGCGCCTTGCCGGCTTCGGCTTCCTTCACCAGGTCGTTGAACGGATTCTTGACGCCGTTGTGGGTCGAGATGATCCTGATGCGTCCGCCCCAGATCAGCAGCGCGTTGCAGGCGTCGATGACCCGGCGGACCTGGGTATGGAAGGCGGCCTCGTCGATCACCACCACGCCCTGCAGGCCGCGGATGACCTCGGGCCGGGACGCCAGGGCCGAACAGCGAAAGCCGGAATCGAACTTCACGGTGAAGCCGCTGATCCGCTCGACGATCCGCTTGCCGTCGTCGTCCACATATTCGATATCGTCCTCGAACTCGTGGATCGCCGGGCGGTGGCCTTCGATGAACCGGGCGAAATGGGCGACATAGCCGATCCATTCCAGGCCCTTGTCCTTGGTGTCGCCGATGTAGAACACGTTGTCGCCGCCTGCCTCGGGCGCGCTCGCGGCGATCAGGGTGTCGTCCTGGGCTTCGGCCCAGGTGATGCCCGTGCGGCGCCCCTTCTTGCAGAGCTTCAAATCGCTTTCATCGGCCACCCAGGACTTCTGATGGGCCATGAAAATCCCCTCGGCGAGGGGATTGAAATCTGGATTAAGGTCGCGCGCACTCTCGGGAAGTTCGTCGTGGTCGACTTCGCGGATGATCTTAAGCATCGCCGCCGCCTTTCGCCGACGCCGCCGGCACGCCCAGGAAGTCGCGCCGCCAGAACTCGATCTCCTTCTTCGTCAGGCCCTTGCCGGCCAGCGCCTTGGCGCCGGCGTCGGCGGCCTTGGCCCGCTCCTCCTTGGCGATCTGTTCGCGGACCTTGGCGGCATAGTCCTGGTCCAGGCGGTTGGCGCTGGCGAGGTCCTTGATCGCCTTGCCGAGAAAGAAGAACGCCTGCGGATCGACCGTCGCGTCTTCCTCCATCTGCTTGGTCATGAAGTCGAACACCATGGTGCGCAGGATCTCGACCACCAGGTGGCCCTGTTTCGAGCTGACGATGTCCTCGCCGACCTCGGCGACCAGGGCATCCGCCATCTCGCGCGACTGGCGGATCCGGGCCGCGACCTTCTCGCGGCCTTGCATGTAGCGATGCACCGCCGACTTGGAAATCTCGTAGCCCCGTTGGCCCAGCCATTCGACCAGGCCCAGCACGGTCCATTTGCCGGACACCATCATCTTGTCGAGATCGGTGCGGTCCTCGTCCGACAGCTGCAGGATGATCGAGGATTTCTGCGGCATGGCTCAGTCCCTGGGGTCGGGGCGGGCGATGCCTTCGACGACCTTGAGCCCCCGCGCGGCGCGCTCGCCGTCCTCGGTCAGGCGGGCGATGCGGTAGCGGCCGACCTGTTCGGTCATGACCAGGTCACGGCCGGCGAGCCATTCCAGGTGCTCCTTGACCTGCTCGTCGGTGAGCGAGATGGCGCGGCCGCGTTCAAGGGCGTGCGCGATGATGACGTGATTGCAGCTGTGCCCCGGGTCCTGGTCGATGGTCTCCAGGATCGCCAGGCGGATGTGCTCCTTCATCCAATCGGCCGCCTTGGTCATTGTTTTGCTCCGTTCAGAAGGGCCGCGTTGATCGCGTCCACTGTCTTCCTGATCCCCGTCAGCAGGCCTTTCAGCTCGCCCACGTCGGACTTAGTTTCGTTCGCCGTTCTTTTGACTTCCGAGACGCGCAGATGGACTTCCTGCACATCCTCATGGGTGGCGATCCTCGACGGCAGGGCTCCCACTTTTTCCTCCAATTTCACAAGACGGACATGATGGTCGGCGAAGCGGTCATCCTGCCGCGCCTGTTGGACCTGGCGGCGGACGAGGATTGACCAGAAGATCGTCCACCCCAGGTTCACGATCACACCGACGGCGGCGATCATCCCGGCCCAGAGCGTCATGTTTTCTCCCGTCACGGCCGGGCACCTCCCACGCAGGCGTTGCATTCCATCGCGTCGGGGTTCGCCGCCAGATCGTCCGCGGGAATCCCTTCGCCGCAGCGGACGCAGTTGCGGCCGGTCCGGGCCCGGGCGCGGCCGCGCGTGATGGCGGCGTCGCGCTCGCGTTCTTCCAGGCGCTGCGCGGCATCGGCTTCGTCGGTCATCGGGCCGACGCCTCGGGAAACAGATGCTCGCCGATCATCAGGTTCTCGTATCCGGCGACGCGATGGTCTGTGAACGGCCGCGCCGGAATCGGCACGCCGGTGATGGGGCCGCGCATCCAGGGGCCGGTGGCCGACCGCCACACGAGCGACGCCCATTGCCGCCAGATCGGCGCCCGGCCCCGGAACCGGCCGGCGCCGTCGAAGTAAAGCGCCGCCGCGTCGTGCCGGAACCCCAGGCCCAGCAGCGGTAGGTGCGGCACGATATCGGCCGCGCGGGTGAAGCGGTGATGGACCTGGCGGGCGCCGTCGAAGGTTCCGCGCCAGGCCGCCAGTCCCTGGACGAAGGTGCTGTCGCCGGTGCGGGGCGCGCCGAAGGAATAGACTTCCGGCAGGGACAGCCGCACGGCGGCGAGCAGCGCCACTGCGCCGCCGAGCGAGTGGCCGCAGGCGATCACGGTCACGCCCCGGTCCCGCAGGCCGCGCACGGCCGCCGCCATCTTGCCGTCAAGAATGGCGCGGGCCTGGCGCAGGAAGCCGCTGTGCACCCGGCCGGCGAAGTCGCCGCCGGCCAGGCGAGACTTGCGGATGTCCAGGTCGGCCAGGATGTCCCGGAAATCCCGTTCCGTGCCGCGCACCGCCAGGATGGCCAGGCCGTCGCCCTTCAGCAGGCAGGCGTTGGCCCCGGTGGCGGCGTCGTTCAGCACCTGCGCAACCTGCAGGCCGAGCCGGCCGGCGCCGGCGACCAGGGCCTCGCCGTCCGCATAGGCCAGCCCGGCCGCGCGGGCGGCCAGGGCGGCGCGTTCCCAGTTGATGGTAACCGTCCTCGTCATGATGCTCAGGCGCTCTACGGCTTCGCCAGGCCCGCGCAAAGGATCTGCACGCGGGCCTCGATGCCGTTGACGTCGGCGGCGATCACCACGCCGCGCTCGGGGATGGAACGCAGCCAGTCGACGGCGTCATCCAGGCCGCCGAGGGTGATCTCCTTGCCGCGGTGCAGGGCCAGTTGCAGGACCGTCTTGACGAAGGTCAGCTTGTAGGCGTCGCCGGCGGCGTCCAGGCCGGCGCCGGCATTCACGGCCTCGGCCATCAGCTCCAGCTTGTCGTGCAGCTGCGCGACGTGGCGGGGCACCTCGTCTCCGAAATGCACCTTCATCAGATCGGTGAACATGGCGGCCCGCATCAGGCGGACCTCGGGCGTGCAGGCCTCGCCCAGGCGCTTGTCCGCCTGGCTGTCGATCAGCGAACATCCGGACAGAAGCGCCGCCAAGAGCACGATGGCGGCAATGGGTGACAGGCACAGGCCGAGAAGGAAGTTCTTACGCGGGAATATCGGCATGGAAGTCGTCCTCCGTTTTCAGGAACAGGGCCGCGACCTCGCGGGCACGGCCGGGGGTCTGGTCAGCCCATTTGCTGTCCAGGGCTTCGTCGTGGGCGGTTTGGAAATCGTGGGCGGCGACGGCGGCCAACATCTTCTTGAAGCCGGACAGGCGCGGCCAGCCGAGTTGGAAGCACATTTCGGCGAGCGCCATCTGGGGGCCGGCGGGCAGCGCGATCCAGTCGGGCAGGTTGCGGTCCAAATCGGCGTACACCTGGGCGATGTCGTGCTGCAGCAGCGCGTCGATGATGGGGTCGGGCAGACCGCCGCCCAGACGCTTGTCGATCAAGTGGCCGACGCCGATGGTGAGGTAGCCCTCGCTGTCCTCGTAGGCGTGGCGCACGCGGCCCTCGTGATTCTCCAGCCGCTTGGCCAAGATCAGGCGGAAACGTGAATCGGGCGCCATGGGCGCCGGGTCTGTGGGTTGCTCGTCCATGCCCGAACGGTAGCGGGCGGCCGACATGAAAACGCCCCTGACAACTGTCAGGGGCGGGCGGGCGTATAGGCGGTCGGGCGGGCGGGCACACCCTCTTACCGAAGGGCGGATCGAGTCAAGAGTCCTTGTCGAACAGCGGCAGGCGGCCCTTCTTCAGCCGGGCCTTGACGCGCGATACCGTGCGTTCGTGAATGTCGGCTTTCTGCGCGACCTGGGAGATCGACTGACCCTCGGCGATCAGCTGCGCGGCCGCGCGGCGGCGGCGGCCCTGGCCGCGCAGGTGCGCCATGGGGATGGTGACGTTGCCGTGGCCCAGGGCCTCGACGATCCGCCGCGCCAGGTCCATGCCGACGCATCGCACCAGGGGCGAGGTCTCGCGCGGCCGCGCCGGCAACTTGATGGTCTGCCCGCCGAACCGCAGCGCGATCCTGGACGCCACGGTTTCGTCCGTGGCGGCGGCGATCTCGGCGAGGATTCCGGGCAGGGTCATTGCCGCTTCCTCCGGTCCCGATAGCGGGTGCCGCGCAGGATACCGACGGCCACGGCGGGGCGGCCCTTCTCCAACTCGGCGATCGCCAGCTCGATGGACTCGCGCAGATCCCGGTGGCGTTCGACCAGCTCGCGCAGTTGGTCGGGCCGTGTACGTGTCTGTTTGGATCGTGTTTGTTTCCTGGCGGCGGTCATCACAGCAGCCCCATGTCCTTCAGCTCATGCTCGATGATGTTGCCGGGCGCCAGACCGAGAGCGCGGCGGATCCGTCCGGCCTTGCCGACAGCCAGGGCGCAGGATCGGTTGTGACGGGCCGCCGCGTCCCGGTATCTGAAATATTCTTCCCGCGTCTTCAGCGGCCGCACGGCCCAGGCCTGGTTGAGAAACTCCCGAACCGCGCGCCAATGGCGCAGGTGCGCCTTGCGAACAGGAACCGGCAACGACATCCAGCAGCCGCGGCACATCAGATGGTCATGAATGATCGGCGTGGCGCAGCCGACGACGGGGCACGGCATGCGGGGCTTGCGGCGGGGCATCAGTCTTCACCCTCCGGAAAGTGGTGGCGGTACACGTCGACCTCGGTGATGCCGAGGGCGGCCATGTACTTGATGTCCGTCACGGTGCGGACGCCGTAAGCGATCAGATCCACGCCTTCTTCATCGGTCCCGATCTGGAACAGAAGGTCGCAGGCGCCGCATTGGTAATAATCCGGATGCTCGACCCCGTTTCCGTCGACGTAGTAGTCGTCGCCGTCATGCAGGCACCGACACCAGGGGCAGAGAAATGCCTCCGTCGATGTCACGGCGGCCTCGGGCAAGGGCGGGATGTGGTCGAGGATGCTGGTCATTTTTTTGCTGCATTCCCCTCGCGGGCGCGATGCTCCAGTTCCGACACGGCCATGATCGTCGGCTTGAGATCGGCGGGCGCGTCGTCGTATCCGCGCCCGTGTACGCCGTTCAGCCGGGGCAACATGCCGCGGGGGATCAGCTTCCAGTTCGACGGGTCGGTGTTGGTCTTGTCGCCGTCGAGGCATTTGAGGACCATGTCCTCCGGCACCGGGCCGTTCTTCTGTTCCCACAGCCAGCGATGCTTGTGGACGTAACGGCGATCGGCGCCCGTGTGCGGGTTGCGCTCGTTGACGCTGATCTCGACGTATCCATCTTTTCTAACCCGCTCGTGCCCGGCGTACTTGGTGTTGTGCGGGAGCTGCCCCTTCTTGAACCGGGTCCGCGCGCTGTTCGGGTGATAGGGCATGCGCTTGCCCTTGTTGGCCGGCACGTCGCCCTTCTCGTAGCGGCCGGTGCGGCCGGTCAGCCAGCCCTTGCGCTTACACAGGCCCTTGAAGTTGTCGAGCGAGACATCCTCCCGCCCGTAGGCCTCGACGAACGCGGCATGCAGATCCCGCCGGGGCATGGCACGCCGCGCCTCGATAAAGGC